TCTTTCTTTATTCTCTTTCCAATGACTTTTCGCTATTTTCCTTTGCGCTTTTTCTGATTTGCTCATAGGGAGTTTTTTATGAGAATCTCCTAACATTTCTTCATCAAGCAATGGAGCCATAATGCATAAACAATTCACAACTTGGTTTGCTGGTGCATTAGTGTCATTTGGATGTTTCATCTTAACTCCACCAACGGTGAACATTTCATCTTTTGCGACTTTCTGTCCGTCGGCTGCAAGATGGTCTGGTCTACTATTTTCAGCAAATGCTGCAATCCATTCTTTTCTCTCTACGAAATCTACTTGCTCATATGTGAAATTATCACCAGCGTTTTGAATGTTTCCTAATTCTGTTCTTGCAATTTGTTGCATTTTCGCTTTTCCACCAGGGAATTGGAAATCTTCCATTTCGCTTTGCATCTTTCCAACTAAATCTTTCATAGACATTCCAGTATTCATCGCTCTCTGTAGTTCCCTTCTTATTCCATATATGTTAGCTTCCGCGAGTTGCGTAGACCATTTTGGTACAGAATTGTAAAAACCCATTCTGTTTCTTCGTAAAGCTTCTCTTGAAGTTGCGAAAAACGCTCCTTCCTCGAAAGATGGGATTATCTTTTCTCCGTTAGCAGCTTCGTATCCATATCCTGCATCTACTGCTCTTGACTTAATATCTTCCAATGGCTCTTTGATATATTCTTCCATATCGAATTCACCACTTGAAATTATTGAATCTGCAATCTCATTAGATAATTCAGTTTCTCCTATTGGATAAAAGAACATAAGCTTAGGGTCAGGTGAAGTTTTATTCACAGATTTTCCTGACAATTGCTCCAAATATGACGCTGGTGCTAACGCTCTAATGTTCTTAAAGAAAGCTTTATTGTGTTTCTTGGTGATTTTAAAAACTATCTCTAAAAGTCTTTTTTCTCTCTCTAGCTTCCTTTTTGTTTTCTCAACGCTATACTCATCTTTTCCCTTAAGCTTAACGTCTGGTAAGGTGATTTTTTTTTTGACTTGTCTTCGTTTCTTGCTGGACCTCTTTCTCCTTCCATCGCATTAGGCGCGGAGTTTGCATCTCCAGGTTTTGGTCCATTTCCTTGTCCGAAATCTCCTTCTAAAATATTAGACAATGGACCTAAATTCATTGGAGCCATTATTTCATCTCCACCTTCTATTGGTGGGAGACCATCTATTTTTCTTAATTCATTCCTTGTCGCATGTCCAAATGCGTAGTATGTTCGTAATTGCTCTAACCTAAATTGAGAATCTTTTGCACGTGGGTCTTGGAATTTTATGCTATGACTACCTTTGAACATCGGCATGAGATATTTGTTGATAGTTCCTTCTAATTTCTTTAGCAATGGCATGATTACGTTATTGTTCATCATTCTCTCACTTGCTTCTAATTCGCTCTTGTTTGAACTTTGTCCTGCAAGTACAACGGTTACGGGTACACCGAATGCTGCGGCAATCTCTTCACGAATCTGTTCTCTAGATTCTATATGTTCTATTTCGTCTAGAGGTATGTTTAACGGTACGAACTCTAGAGCACCATGTTCAATCACTGCAATCTTTCCTCTCTTATCTCCACCTGAGTAAAGTTGTTGCCACTTGTTTCTCAAAGCTCTTGCTTCATTTTCATCTAATGGCAATTTAGAAACTAAAAGTCCATCAGGGATTGCTCTGTTCTTCAAAAGTTTTAATCTATGTTCATTTGTCTGATTATCTAAATCTATAGCATATGCAGATGCTTCAAGAGGAGAGAATCCATAATAAATGCTTCTTGGTCCTGGAAGTTTGAAATGAATCACTTCTTCACGAGAGAAGGCAACAGATTTTTTACCTTCAGGCAAAGATTGGTGATAATGAGATTCTGTATTTCCAATTTCATAAACATATCCAGCTACCAATTCTCCATTTCCATCTTGAGTCGTTTCAGGAACCACTCTCATAAGATGTCCCATTAAAGGATGTAATTCAATTGGTTTTCCATTTCTATTTCTTACTACGTACCAATATGCATTTCCATGAAGTTGCAAATCTATCACTGTTCTTTCCCATAGTTCTGTTGTGTCCATGATTGGGTTTGGATTGTTGAATAAATCGTTTATAGGTCCATCATTTATTTCATATTCCTTTTTAGCACCTTTGAACAAAACATTAAATTCATTCATCATCATCTTGTTAGCAATTAACCTAACGAAGACATACACCCAAGATTTATATTCTTTTGCGATATCTTTTGGAGGGATTGCCCTATTAAGGTTATCACCTTTCCCATAAGGAGATGCAACAACGTCTAAATACCTTTCTGCATTTTTCCTTTTGAATAATTTTTTAAAATTGTCTACAATACCCATAATTTCACTCCTCTTGCTTTTTTAATTCCAAAGAATGCTAACATCAATGAGATAACGCAGTCATCATGCATTCCTCCTGGAGCGGAGTAAGTCACGGTTCCATGTTTCGTTTTATTCATTTCGTAAGACACTAATTCATCTATAAAAATTTTAGCTTTAGATGGAATCATTAAATCTTGATTCTCAATTCCAAAACTCAAATTATCTACTAATTCGTTTTTCCTTTGTGAAGATAATGTTATCGGAATAACTCTCAAACCTTCCGCTCTTAACCCATCGCAAATTGGCACACCAATTGCAGTCTCATCTACTAACATTTTAGGGTTTCCATATTTATCTGCACAATATTTAATTCTCTTCTTTTGCGTCTCATAGTTCACATCCTGGAACCTATCATAATAAACTAATCGGCCCTCACTGTCCAGAACTGTAATTACAGTGAAGTCATTCTTCTTAGCAAGGTCAACTCCCATTGTGTAGTTTTCACCATCTTTATGAGCGATTGGGATATTGTATTCTTTAACAATTCTGTCAACTCCTTTAAATGCTCCACCTGCATAATCTACAAATTCTGCTAAAATCTCTTGCTTATATTTCAACATAGGCATTGTGCTTTTCATCTCTTCTATTTCTTCTCTCGCGATGAGTTCATTATTGTAAGTAGTAAAATGGAAACTCTTAAAAAGAGGGTCGTCTTTATCATTTCCTCTTAAGAAAAGTTGATAAAAGAAATCTCTTCCTTTTGGCGTAGATATGAATATAGCTTTGCCTTGTCCAACAGTTAACATAGGACGAATGTACCTATGCCATACATCTTCAGGTTCTTTAATCATTGCAAATTCGTCAAATACGACTATGCCATCAATGGTCGCTCCTCTTAAGTTGTCTAGATGATTCTTCTCCGCTGAATGGAATTCTATCCTTGAGCCATTTATAAATTCAATGAAAAGTTCAGAATGAGAAACTTTAGCTATTTCGTTAGGAAATATGTTTATGGCAGTCCTGAATGGACGCTTAACTTGCTTATGTGATGGAGCAATCCACCAATTTACACTTCCCTTTTTCTGCATGGCAACATTCTTTATCTCTTGGATACATGCTTGAGTTTTCCCACCCTGACGTCCTACACAGACAACTCTATATCTCGTTTCGCAAGAATGAAGTTTTTTTTGCCACGCAAAAGGCTTGTATTCTATATTCTCTATTTTTGTTTGGCTACTTTTTCCTTTGCTGGCTAAAGCTTTCGCTAAACTCATTTTCTACGACTCTTGTTTCTTAACAAAGTCCAAACAGCAAGAACTACTATCGCAATCTGCCACTCATTCATGTTATTCTCCTTGGTTCCTCATTTGAGCAACTACAACTATTGAATTTCCTAACCTTTCCATAAATGCAATTTCTTGGTTAACTATTTTAGAAAGTTTCTCCATCATTATGACGTTCTGCATCTTTCTGTCTTCTGATTTTAAGGTATGAAACTTATCTTGGCACACATTAATACATGTCCTTAACTTCTCCAGTGAACTTAACGCTTGGACCTCTAGTTTATACAACCTAGTGAGTTCGTCACTCACCTCCACAGCCTCGTTAAAGTCTGGAAAGTTATCAGGTTCAGGTATATCATTATTCTTTACCATTTCCATCCTCCTCCAACAAACAGGATGTTTTCGTCATTTTTTCTTGTGACTCCAACAAATACTTCGTCGTTAATATGTTTACTAAAAACAAGTTCAGAATCTGATAAACCCATGTTATCTAAAGACTCTAATATCCTTGCCTTATTAGTTATTCTATCAACGACTCTTAGGCTTTTGGGACAAATGCTGCCAATTGTTGCATCAAACCTTTTCCATATTTGTTCAAAACAGAAACAAGTATGTTAATCAAATGACCCATGCAATTCTTCACCCAAGATTCAGAAATCCACGGATAGTCATCCTTTAGATTCTCCTCTAGCTTCGCAAGGACTTCAGCTTTCTTCTCGCTGCCAGACCCTTTGTTTTCAGATTCAGCTTCAGCAACAAGGACCAATCCCACTAGGACAGGCATCCATGTTGTGACGCTCATGTATAAGTCTTTTATTTTATCGAACATTGTGTATATCCTCCATATTCTTAAGATATTCCACATTTTAATTCAAAATCCACGATAATCCGTACAGAAAATAAACACACAACATTCCATAAGCCCACAACCCGAAATTAGTTATGAACACTGCAGTTCTGTTGTGGCCATGAACACTCATCCACATTGCTATAAAAACTATTAGGCTCATGCAGAGAAGTTTCACCTCCAGCATAGAAACACCTACTCCGGACATGAAGAGCAAAACAGGGTTAAGTTCTATATCTCCATAGAAGAACATGACTACTCTCGTCGCTACAAGGTCCAAGAAGGAAAGAAAACAGAACAGAGGCAACTTCCACACGAGGTCAAACTGCCATAGACTGCTATCAGGGTCCTCCATCATTTTTTCCGAAATGTTATCTTCGTCAAAATAATTCCTTTCCATTTAACTCAACACCTCTTCGTGGTTTGGCACCACTTCTTTCAATTGTTTCAATTCCCATTGCAAATCCCAAATAATCATTGAATATTCATGCAACATCCTATTCAAATCAAAGTTCTGTAGTTGCTCTACTTCATAAGCGTCAACCACTGCCTTCACGTTCTTGTCATAACCAACCATGAAGGACCACTGGTAGCCATTCACTAATAGACTTACTACTAAAATCCATTTCTGTATCACCTTCTTCATAATATTACCTCCTGGTTTTAATCCTATCAAGAAACCTAGAGAATCTAGTCCAAAAGATATGGTTTGAGTCCTAATCTGGAAAGGTCAGTCCAGTATTCTATGGTAGTAGCCTTGCCTCTCGCAGCGCTGCTGGCGTATTAGGCAGCTAGCTACTCTCTTGGGACCCTTAGGTTCCTCTTTCGGGAGGGAGGCTTAGGGCAAGGCCATAGCGGGTCGCTAGGCGGTGAGGTGGTGTCGTTAAAGCTACACGACCTAGGTGTGCTACACGTAGGCACGTTTCACGTACCACGTTTGCACCTGTTAGGACCTCTCCTACTCTAGTTAAGGGAACCTGGTTAGTCCCTAACCTAAGACCTAGGGTTCTAAGACCCTTAAGGGGATAGGGAATCCTACGGTTCTAGAATCCGGTTTGTCCCAAACAAGGGTCTTTAGCCTCTACTGGCTGGGATAACCTGGTAGTCTACTTCACCAAGCAGATGGTTCCAAAAGAACCTTAGCCAATAAGCACCTAACGGCTTGGGTGGTCTTCCTTTTCTGCGATGCCATGAGTTAGGCTCATCAGTATACTCGTCCTTATAGGTTGGCAATTGTATGTGGGTTTGGTAATCCATGTAGGTGGTGCCTCGTGAATTACATCTGTCTCTACATATTTCTACTATCCATTGCTCGTGTATATGCCCTTGCACTACCATGTGTGCATCTGGGAGGTATACCGCCTTTCTATTAGACTGTATTACTCCCTTCGTGACAGGTCCACCTCCTCCTGAGCCATGAGTAAAGTACAGTTTCTTCGAAAATACCTTCTTTGATTTTTCAAACCTGAATTGGAATATTATCCATCCTGAGTAGTTGCCTCCTTGGATAGAGAGGCCATGTTCTGCGTTCAATAAAGCGAGTAATCTTTGAATAACATCTGTCTCTTTGTGTTGGAGTATGGAATACTCGTGATTACCCATTCCTATATGCATGATATTCTTAGCATAAGGTTCTAAATATTCTATTGAGGTCTCTACTACAGAATCGATATATCTGTTATTTTTATGTTCCGGGCGTATGTCTCCCTTTGCCATACGAGGGTCTCCTTTACCTTGCATGAGGCAATAAAAGTCTCCGAACATGAGGATACCTGCATCTCTCTCCATTGCTTGGTCAAGGTGCAAGCTCATTAGGTCTCTGTTTGTTTTAGGGTTATCCCAATGGTGGTCCGCTTGGAGAAGGAACCATTTCTCCCAACCTCTGCTCTTCCTTCCACAGGGCAGGCCTGCTTGTCTCGGTGTACCTGGCTCCGCTTTCACCGTAACGGAAGGCATCGTTATGTTGACTCTATAAACTGATTTGTTTAGTTTTTCTATTTCCATCCTTTTAACCTCCTTAATTCTTTTATCAATTTGAAAAAGTCTTTAACATCTAAAACTGCAAATTGCATACTTTTTCTTGAATCTTTAACATCTTGTTTTTCATATTTTATTAAAACTGTTGGGATATCTTTCTTCCCTGACGCATCACATGCCTGTGAGTACGCTTTTTTAAAATTAGGTTTCTTTCCAGTTTTGCACTGAACTATAAATGGTTTAGTCTCTTCTAAATCTTTTCCTAAATCATTTCCTTGGTACTCTAAATGCCTTCTTGCATTAGACCACCCTATTTCCCTGAAGAGCTGAGCACACTTCCTTTCCCAGTTGTGTCCCTTTCTTCTACTATTTTTTCCTGACATCATACCTCCTTGGATTGATGATTTGACCTTCCGCTATTCGATGGTATTTTCTCCATTCTCTTAAGGAAGATATTACATTTGAATTTGTGAATTTTCTTTTTGGTTGCAATCTATCATTCATGACATGCCTTAATGAAGTTATCCTAAAACTAGAATCTTCTTTGTTTTTAAAGTTCAACATTTTTAAAGACAAGTGGGTTGTTGCGTCTTGCACATAAAATTCTTTCATGTCACAAGGCTCTCCGTCAAATATGTTAGTGAAAGACAAGTCTTGCATTATAGTTCCTAATATTAAACTGTCTTCGTAATATAGATGACTTTTCATTCTTCCTGAGACATGACGTAAAGAACGAGTGTTATATGCAACTTGAGATACTACATTGCAATAAGGATAAAATTGTTCCATATCACTTAATATCTGATGAAGAGTATATTCGATTTGATAACTGTCATTAATCTTTCTATTAAAATCTCTATTCCATGCATATTTTATTCTTAAGATTCTCCTTCTGTCAAAAGACATTTTTGTAAACCAAGGTCCAGCTCTTTTCCAAAAAGCTATATTGTTTAAGAATCTAAAAAACGAAATGTTGAAAATAACCTCATGTGGAGGTCCTTTAGAATCATTTAGGTTTTCCATTACCCATTTGCTCATCGGGTCATCACAATGCCTGATGTTTGTGAAATGGTATCTCTCTAAAATAGAATCGTTGACTTTTCCACCCAGTCTTCTCCTCTCTCTTCTCTTGCAGAATCTCAAAAAATCACTTATGCTTTTCCTCAATCTGCCCTCTAAGGCTTGCTGCATTAATTTCCACAAAAACACCGTCTCCTCTAATTCTGTCTATAACTCTATCTCCTACGTAAGAAGTGAATTCTCTTGCGTTGAGATTAGTTGTCATTATTGTTATTTTAGATTCTTCGTGCCTGGTGCTAAGAAGCACGTCAATTTTTGTTTGCGCATCTTCTGGTTTTCCAGTAGCTAAACCTAAATCATCAACAATTAAGACATCATTGTAAAACCATTTCTGTTTTTCTAACTCCCATGGAGCAACTAAGCCAATTTTGTATGAGGGCAAAAATGTACACATACTACTGCCATTAGGAAGATAAGTCCAATTGCCATCAACCATAGTTTGCGACCTATGTTGAAAATGCAATCCTGCCCAAGCCACAGCGATTGTTTTACCAACGCCAGGTGGTCCTGACAAAACTAACATATTTTGTTTATCTTCCATCCATTTCTTAACGCATTTAATAGCTTTAGTATTTTCATCTACATTCTTGAGGGCCTCTCTAATTCGAGTGTTGAAATAGGTTTCTGAACCATATTTCGTTGCTATATCTTTGGAATAATTATTATCCCAGATGTATTTTATACTCATAATTCAATTTTTCCTCCTATATACTTCTCTTTCGTGAATCTTGGTCTCTTAGAACGATTTTTGTTTTTCTGCAAAACCAATCTATCGAAATGTTTTCTCACCTTGTAAGGACTTAAAATTGTTGTTTTCCAAAAATCATCTTTTGTGCAAAATTCGATGACCTCAACCATTTCATCAATTTCTCTTTTGTCTAACCTGTGAATCCTGTCAAATTCAATATCCCAGGAGTCAAAAGACTTTGGAAGTTTAAATTTTGGTGAATGAGATAAGAGATTATTTACGAATATTTTTCTACACCCTATAACCTTCTTATTTATTTTTAATATCCTATTCTTGGTTTGTTGTTCAGTTTTGTTGTCTTTACGTTGTTCAGACGTTGTTAACTTTTTGTTTTTTCTATCAACACGGTGTTGTTCATTTTCATTCTTAATGTTGTTCACTTTGGTTGTCTCACCATTTCCTTGATATTTGTCCCAATTCAGAATGCTTATCAACACGCCTAACTTAGAAGAATCCATCTTCACGATTTTCAACTTTTCTAATTTCTTTAGTTTCCTATAAACGCTCAATGCTTTACTTCTATCTAACCCTAAAGACTTCGTGATAGCATGCCTTGAAGTCATCAACTGACCACTTTTTAAAGGAAAGACTCTACCTTGGAAGTTGTATTCTTTAGCTTCATAATTCACATTTAAGAGAAGCCACAAAAACAATTGCAAAGTTAATGGGTCTTCAAATGTTGGATTTGACGTTAAATTTCGATAAAGTTTGATATATCCTTTTCTCATCTAATTTGATTACCTCCATATTAAATTCTTTTGCTCTTCGTAAAGTTTCTTTAGAATCTCGATGGTCCGTTTCCATTACATAGATTCTTTTTACATTTACAGTAGCAAGTAATTTTAAACAACTTCTACACGGAGTGCATGTGCATATGCAATATTTAGTTTCTCTGTTATGTCCATCAAGAAAAGCTACTGCATTTTGCTCTGCATGCAATGCTCTACATTCGTCTGAACTTTCACACCCTATTTCATTACAATGAGGCATCCCAGGTGGTGTTCCATTATACCCAGATGACAGAATTCGAAATTGTTTATTGATTATCACACATCCAACTTTTCTTCTTCTACAAGTGGAAAGACGTGATAACATCACGGCACATGCCGCTAACATGACTATCTTATACCTTCTTCTACTAATGCACTCAATATCCAGTTTTCTGCCTCCTTATGTTCTCTTCCATTTTAGACATATAAATAGTTTTGATACTTTTTGCGTCTAATCCCCACACCAAAGCTAATTCCAAAACGAAATGAAGCAAGTCTATAATTTCATATCTTATTTCATGAACGTCAGGAAGATTCGCTGCTGGTGTTTTCCAATATTTCCAATTTGTCCAATTGAGTATTTCGCTACATTCATCAAGAATAGCAATCATCATTTCTTTAGTTATTTTCTCTTTCGCATGTGGATGCAATTGGTCTAATTCTCCAAAGAATCTTTCAGCGAAAACTTTTTGAGTTTCACATATCTCTTCGAAGGATGGGTATTCTCCCTCTTCATATGTTTTCCTCAAGGCTTCTTCTCTATCTTTTAAACTTGCCATTTTCTTTCTGTCAGACATATTAACAACCTTGTCCTTGATTCACATTCACCTCTAAAGGATTATTAGAATATGGTCTTGGTGTAATTAAATCCTTAACATCGCAATCCAAGCATTCAGCAATTTTCTTCATATGCTCAGGAGATGGAAAGTTTTTCCCATTCGCCCATGAACCTACAGCACCTTGCGTCACGCCTACCTCTTTCGCTATGTCAACTCCACGTTTCCCAGCGATTATTCTTAATTCGAAAAAGTTTTTAACAAACGTTTCCTTAACTTCTTTTTTATCAAATTTCATATTTCCTCCTATATTTTTGTTTGATTTTCTTTTATTTCTTTCTTTATTGCTTCAGCGACTTCTTTCCTAGCTTTTTCATCCAAAGTCTTGAATTGAACGCCTTGTGGCAAATGTTTTTTTGCCATCATGAAATTGTCATCACCATAAACTTGCCTTATTAACGCATACAAATCTTTTAGTGAATATTTGCTCGTGACAGGTGGTAAGTCTTTTGCTTCCACCACTGGCAAATCTCCTAAATCTACTCCGCCTTGTGAAAAGCTCGATGGAGATTTTTTGTAAGATTTTCTCGTATTTGCGATTTTCATCTCTTGCTTCGAGGCTCTTGCATCGCCTTCCCATCCGATAACTAATGTCAAAGCACGTCCTATGGCGGAAGTTGATGCTGTTTCGGTCCAGTTCGTAGCCTCAGCACCACGAGTTTTTGCTTTCCAATCGTAAGCAATATCACTACCCGCAGGGTGTTCATCTTTTGAATCACGATAAACATCAGCTTTGACCATGACACTGGAAATTAATCCATTATGTTCTGTATGATGGACAACTTTTACATCAATCCTCCCTTTAGGGTATTTCTTTTGAAAACGTTTTATCCTACTTCCAACGTCTTCGTAATCGTTTAAATTAAATTTAGCCATTAATATGTTTCCTCCTTATAATGTTTATTTAAATAATCTACGCACAGGTCTAAATATTTAGAACCTGTCTTTTTTGGTTTTCTTTCCTCGATGCCTGTGAAGAATTTAGCTAATTCCATGCTCAAGGTCATATTGTCCAAAGGACTTAAATCAAAAGTTTCTTCGAAATGAAAATCTGGATGTCCTTCTAACTTTGGTATCTTCTTGAATCCACGTTCGTTATATTTAGCTGGTAATTCATATTCATCTACAAAACCTAAAAGTTTACTTTCAACTTGAGATTCGTAAAGATGAAGAGAAGATGTGTAATGTGTTAATTCATATGGTTTCCTCCCGGTCCATTTTCCCATCACGTGGTGAATGAACGCAAACGCGGACAAATCGTAAGGGGTTCCCCATAGAAGGTCATTCGAACGCATGATAGAATTTGCATTCAACCTCGTAGGGATAACGTCTCCTCGAAAACTGAGATACATCGTGCACGGTTTATTTCTTAATTCCGTGTCCGTGTCCCGCCAGACGGTGAAAATTGCTTGTCTCGTATATTGGTCTTTTTGAAGTAGTTCTACGGTTTTTTTCCACATGAGTTTCGTCCTAGGTCCGTATGCGCCTGGGTCATAAATGTAATTGCCTTTATGTTTTTTCAATAATTCTTTTTTCACCAAAGACGGAGAATGGTAAGTTTCACAAAAATCTGCAAACCTTGGAACGTAACGAGAAAGGAGATGGCAACAATCCGCACCATAAAGGTACGCTAATTTTTCAATTAAGCCAAATCCATAATTCATTTTTCTCGTAGGAAACGTGCATAAAGAATCTCCTAAATTGTTGAAGTTGAATTTTATAAGTTGAGGTCCTATGTCCAATGTACCTTGTCCACGAGCCTTCATCAACCTTCCTTCGTGATGGACCTTTTTCAAATAATCATAATAGAATTCGTTGAATTTTCTGTAAATCATAGTGAATCCTCCAACGTGCTTATGATGTGGCATAGTTCTTTTGTTGGGATTGAGAATGGGTCCACTCTAAATTTTATCAATTTACTTGCGGAGAATCCTTTGTCAAAATTTTTGACTATTTCATCTACCTCAGTTTCATCGATAAAGTCGTCTTTGCGTTGCTTTAACATTTCAAAAATCATAGACTTTGGTGGCCTACAATAAATTAATATTGTTTTTTTGATTTTCATAAACTCCTCTAGAATTTGAAAATCTTGGTACTTTAAAACAGGCTGCCTTCCTTTCACGAAAGGATAAACAGTTTCACCAATATGAAATCTGTCAAACACCATTCTCCTATTAAGAAGTTCAAGTATGTCCCATCCCATAAAGGAATCTTTGTCCAATGGTGGTCCAAAATGTTTGTACGTGTATCCGTGGTTTTGACATAACATATTCGCCACGGTGGTCTTCCCGCTACAATCGCATCCTTCTAATATGATACTCAAAAGTCTAACCTCCTTGAGTTTTTGTCCACTTGATTTTTCACAATGTCATTCATCTTGACGATGTATTGACCCTGTTCAAAAAGCTCGTCTCCAGGCCATCTTCTCATCTCGCCAGGGTTTATAGTTTTCACGGCTTTTGACTTAATCCAACCTTTCGTAACGTTGGTAAATGCTTCATCGCCATTCTCTCTCAAGACGGTGATGTGAATCTCTTCATGAGTATCCATAGCATCGATGGTTTTTTTAGGGAATGCAAATCCTCTGTATTTTCGGAAAATAAATTTCTCCTTGAATTTAAAAGTTCTCATTCGAAACCTCCTTATTTTTGATATTTTTATTGTATACTACAATTTATTAAAGTTAATTTTGAAATACATTGAATATATTACAGTGCATATAGGTGAACTAAAAAGTCAAAAAAACATCTCATATAGGCTGCCGGGTGCCCGTTTCAGGCCTATTTCGCTATATTTAGTAGTATTTCTGTTCATTTTAGTACAATATGGTATATAGTATACCTAACAAATATATATAAAAAGGAGATTATGAATATGACAAACTTAAGACTAGAACTTGAAAACGAGAGACTAAACAACGAAACTAAAAGAACTCTTGGAATCGAAGTTGAATTTAACAGACCAACAAATCTTAGCAAAAGCGAGACTGTTGAAAAGTTGAACGAAACTGGAATCACTGTGGTAGACGCTTCTTATGGTCACTCAGTAAATTCAAATTGGAAGGTCGTGACTGACGGTTCTACTGACCTTGAATTAGTATCACCAATCCTTAAACTTGAAGAGTTGAAAGCTCAACTTAAAGCTCTTCTTGAAAAAATGAATGAGATTGGTTGCTCAGTTGACAGAAGATGTGGAGTTCACCTTCATGTTGGAGTTTCTGAATTCAAAAAGAAAAACTTCATCAACCTTCTTAACATCTACAAAAACAGTGAAAAGGTTATGGACAGCCTTCAACCAAGAAGTAGAAGAAATTCAAATAACACTTACTGTGCAAGTCTTCAAAGAAAAAACATCGAAGATTTGGTTGGCTACTCAGCGAGAAGCAATGTTCGATACCACAAAATTAACTTTTGTTGTTTTGCAACTTACGGAACTGTTGAGTTCAGACATCAAGCTGGAACGCTAAACTTCGAAAAGATTATGCTTTTCGTAGCGATAACAACTGCGATGACTGAGAAAGCTTCATGCCCACCAAGTAAAGTTCACAAGTTCAATTCTTCAAAACCTTACTCAATGGCTAAAATGTTCCAAGTAATAAGAATGTCAAAAAGAAATCCTGAAATGGTAAACTTCGCAAAAGCTAGAGTTTCTGCTCTAGCTTAATGCGATTTTCAAAAGGAGAAAATTATGAAAATGAAAAACGAATTATTAAAACGAAAATACGAAACTAAGAAAATCAAAGTCTTCGTGTACGGAACCCTTCTCGAAGGATTTGGAAACCACCGTCTCCTTAAGTATTCTAAAAAAATAAACAAAGTTGCCTCAATACGAGGCTTTACTATGTACAAAGATTACGGTGCCTTTCCAGTCATTCAACCTTCACATGGTGATAAAGGCGAAAGGGTATTTGGAGAACTATACGAAATTGACGATGTCACTCTCCAAGGCTTAGACCTTCTTGAAGGCTATGTCGAAGGGAGAGACGGAAATCTTTATGAGAGAATTGTCACGGATGTTTTCTGCGAAGACGATTATGGAAATGAATTTTATTACGATATGGCTTATGTGTATGTGGATAAAAAAAGTTATTTTGAAAAAATATCCGACACAAATAAAAAAGGCTATTACGATTGGAGGATAAATTAATGATAGAGAAACTTGCAAAAATGTTTTTAGTACGTCAAGGAAAAACTTTAAAAAGAGTTATTGACCAAGATTTTAAACAGAGATATGAAAGGCAGAAGGTTTTGACTTCGCTTTTCGCTGACAAAGATTACGACGAAAATGAATTCACTCGCCTTTCCGAAGTTGGACGAAACGTTATCTTAGGAAAAGGCGTAAAGTTCGTCATGGACTATCTGCTCAATGATAGCGATTTCGTTATGTTAGGATTATTATATAAAGAGGACAAAGGTTCACCACGACAACCCAAGGACACCTCTTGATTAACTACTTTTAGTTGGTATAAATTGATATTTTATAGTAAAATAAAGTTAATGAATGAAGAAGTTTACTTCATAAATTTACCTCGCGATGGTCGTTGGTATGTTGAGTCGCCCCTTAAGGCATACTTTCATAATACAAAATTACAATCAAATATTTTTACTCACTCACTTACCTCGGCCATCCAATGAAAACCACATATAAAGCTCATTACGTGGATGGCACCACCAAAATATTCACATACGAAGAAAAACCAAAATTAGAACACCTTTACGAAATAATAGGAACTGATATCGTGGAACCTTTGCCTGGTGGAAAAAACAAATGGTTCGTAGACGAAGAAGCTTCCTTCAAGAAAGGTGTCAAATATAACATTTACGTAGATTGCCTAGGAACTGCAGTTGAATTGATAGACTGCGAATTAGACTAATGAGCAATAATATTAAATGGAATTGGCAAGATTCTCAAAAGGTCCACATTCACGACATCTCGCCCGGACTCCGCTTTGGCGGGAACGCGAGATACACGAAGAAACCATTCCCTGTGAAAAAGTTCGATGACCCTGTCACGACATACGAAAGAAACATGACAAATAGGTATTTCAAATATCCTGAATTACGTGATAGAAAATGGTGGACGGACAAAGGATACATTTGGGATAGAGACAACGAGGAATGGATAAAACTAAATTCTCTCGTCAAAGGTCGAAAATATAAATTTGATTCTTATGGAAATCTTCAGTTCACTGATGTATACGACCCTTGGCAAGACTATCTTTCTGGTTAGAGTATTTCTTATAACATCTCCCACAAGTATTCACCTTGGTAGACCCTATTAACTTCTTAGGAACTGTCATCATCTGACATCTAGAACACCACTTCCTTCGCATGAATTGGTTATTATATTTAGATTATCATTTGATAATTGTCAGGAACTGGTTGAGACACAAGTAATTGCGGCCTTTGGTTCGTGACATTAGAAGATATGTTCACGGCTATTGCGGCAGTGGCTGAATATGGTGCCTCATTCGATGTATTACAAGCGTCGTGAGTTGACGTATCTCCAAACCAAGTTTCATGAATCGCATACATGTAAGTGAAGTTGTCTCTATCGCACCAATCCACGAAATCAGTGCCTGAGCCTGAGTCCAAGGAAATGTCATTGTATTGTCCCGTTGTAAGGTCTGAATGGTTAACCGTCTTGATTAACACTAACCCCTCATTCACGTTGCACGTGCCCGATCCGCATCCCGCGTGTGTTTCACAATAAATATTCCAATCGTCTGGGTTGGTAGGATTTACTGAATGGCTGGGCCTATCACTTCCTCCAGTTATTCCTGCGTAGATTCTTATTTTCTGAGAAGCGGTCCCTAGCCCTGTCGTGTTCGTTATTGAATTTACATACAACCTTAACGTGACTGAGTTTATATCTGTACTATCTTCCAAACCGGTGACACCCGATACGCCAGTGCCGAATCTAAAATACATGCTTCTTATAGTATATCTGTAATATGAAAACGACCTAAGACAAGCGGAACCTAAATCCATTGTTGTCGTGCTTAATTGAGCAAAGCTTCCAGTGTTGAATTTCGCCGCGCTCCATGCAGCGTCGTCTCCAAGGGTCACTGGACTCGTTTGTGAAACTAATGAAGGTATATTTTCGAATGTTCTTATTCTATTTGCCATTACGCTGCGGTTATCTCCAAAAATACCGTTATAGATAAATTTTCTGGAGAGCCACTAACTCCAGAGATGATAGGTGCAAGTTCATCTTTGTCAGAAAGTGTTATCGTCCCTTCTGTGGTGGCTGGTGTTGTTGTCGCCGTCAATGGCGAACCAGATGTTCCATAACCACTTATGTCAGAACCATTTCTCAATAATCTCCAAGTCGCGTTTGTTCCACCACTTATTGAATATATCACAGAAACGAGTTTAACAGTTGTTGTATAACCCGCTCCACTGTATGTATTTCTTACTGTCATTGGCAGGAGGGTTGATGCTTCCACAGTTTCAGCTATCGCCCATGTGTGAGAGATTATAGACCTAGACGTGGTTGATATCGTTTGCCATGAACATGAACCATCTCCATCTTCTCTTAAGAATTTACTTCCTCCACTTTCTCCTGTGGATTTAAGTTCAGTTCCTTCTAAATCTACCGTAAAAGTCAAATCGTAAGGGTCTGCATCTGTTCCATCACTCGTGTCCGTCCAATCGATATCTATCCCAGTTCCTTCTACAAATTTTATTTCTTTAGCGTTTTCAATCGTGACTTCGTCTCCGTTTCCATCTTCTAAAACGAAGTTTGACATTGAGCCTCCACCGCCTCCACCACTTGTCAAATCTACTTCGGCACCTGCATCATCTTTGAGATAAAGGTTCCCATCATTCTTTAAATACAAGACACCTTCACCACTCGAGGGTGTGCCTGGTGCTGTCGTGCCCGAACCTTCTTTTAGATATATAGCCACACCATTGGTGTCATTGGCCTCTATCCTCATTCTTTCATTTCCACCCGTGTCGAATCTTATCTTGTCTTCGTCATCGCTCTCTTCACATTGGACTTTTGTATCAGCATCTGTATCCGTTATGAGGGTTAGTTCATCAGAATCTGGAACGCTTGGGTTGTCTGGTCCACCAAAATCATCAGTAAACCCTGCAGCCTCTGCCTCTCCAAATTCTACGGAAACAGGTTTTGTTGTATCTACAAAATCTATTCTTTCTGTTTCCTTCTTGTGGAAGAATCTTTCGAAATATCTTTTGAAACTTTTTAATGGTTTTTGTCTATCAAATATGCTCATCTCATCCTCACTTCGCCTGTATCAATTTAGCCGTTTTGTTTCTATCATAATCCTCTAACCTAAAATCAAACCTTGAACCATCAGCAGTTAATGAAAACTTATATGATGTAAGAACTCCAGTGAATGAATCATCAGACACGGTGATAGTCTTCCCTAATGCTGGAAGATTGTTTGAATCCACGAATGGAGACTTCCCTTCTAAGGAATAATCTCTTGCTTGGAATCTCCTTAACTTATCATCAATGTGTTGTTGACCTAAAGATTGTCCTTCTGTTTTTGAGAAATTTCCTAGATTTACTGGCATTGTCTTATATCCTAAAGAAGCGATTTTCTTATATGTTGGAGAGTATGACAACCTTTCTGGGTCATCTTTAGTGATTTGGTTTTTCGTGCTTCTTATGAACATGGCTTTTTTACCAACGCCTGTGACTTCAAAATTACTTAAAGTATTTCCACAATACACGTAACCCGCTCTGTGACCTGCATCATTAGTCGTAGCATCTATGGCATTGTCAAATGCAGTGTATCTATAAGTGTTGTTATGTGTGTTTGGGTCTACTGAAAAAAACCAAGAATCTTGTCTTAGTTTATTTCCTAGCGCGTGTCCTCTTCCATGGTTCGTGAATACGTTTGGCCTTTGGAATGCTTCTGCCGCATTGTCTCCTCTTGAACTTCCGTCAACTTCTAAATCGAAGCCATAAGTCTTGTATCCTTTCGCTGCGTTAGTTTGCCTTAGCCAGCATCTTCTTTCTCCTGCCCAACCGGGTTGTGCCGCGGGTGAGCCTAACGCGAGGATTCTTATTCCATTCACGCCTTTGACGGCGCAGTCTTTAAGCTTGAATCTTTTTCCTCCGTTCGAAGCGCGGAGTTCTACAGCATTATCATTGAAGTTTTGCCATGTTGTCGATGCTGAAAGTGGGTCTGATGCATTGAGTTCCGTTGTGACTTGGACCCTCCATCTTCCTCCATTCCATTTCAATCCTCTGTCTGCGGCGAGTTCTGTTGTGAAACTAAATTCGTCTAAGTCTAAAGATATTCCGTCTCTAAACCAAAAAGTGCATAAGTGGAGAGGGTCATTCAAAGCATTTGTTGTTGGGATGCCCATAGATGATTTTTTTACCCATTGGTATGAATCATCTCCAGTTCCACCATCTGTTCTCCATTCCATACGTCTCCATAATGCTTGATGCAAATAAGTACTTTTGCCTCTAAATGCCTCAGTGTTTACATCGAATTTCTGAACATCTGGACCTAACCCTCCTAAGAAAGTGGAATCCCAAAAGTAAAGAGGTGGTGTTGCACCGTCTGACGTGGAATTCCATGTTCCACCATAATCTTTAGAAAATCCTGTTTGTGGTGCATCAGATTTTGCTACACTAGCCGTGGAGTAATTGCACCCATATTGAAGAATATTTTTCGGTGCGAAGTAATTTTGGTCAGGTAATTGTATTTGGAGCAAGACTGCGGAATAGACATCGGACAAATCTCTTTCTCTTGACAAGGACACTAAACTCCCTGCGGCAAAAGTTATATCAGCCGATGATTTTTGTGTCAATGGCTTAAATACCATCTTCTCTGAATTGTCGTCATATCTCAAATCGTAAAGGAGACCTGCATCTTCACATACTTTGTCTATCAATGATTTTGGTTCTAGTGGAATCTTTCCTCCTTCAAACGCTTTGTATTGAATATTATTAATCTTCACACCAGTGTTCTGGCTGTTTGTTGTGTCATATATAAGCCCAGCACCACCAGTTTCTTTAGATGATTTGATGATATCTTCGTTAGATGCAGTTAAGCTAGTCAATCCAGTCGTTGCGATTTGCACTATCTCTGAAATATCTAAAGATGTTGTATCTGTTCCCTTGTCTGGATTCGCTGAACTAGCATCAGCATCGTATGTGTACATGTGAGAATATATGGAAGTCTTTCCGTCCCATCTGTTATCACCTTGTGAAAAATGAATTAGTCCTTCCGATGCAGTTACGGCATAATCACCTTCGTCCGCACTCATAGGACTCGTTTTATCTACGTTGTAAACTAAAGGTGGACTTCCTCCAAATCTATTAGGGAAACATTCAATGACGTAGGTGTCCGCAGCCCATGCGATACCATATTCATCATTGTCATCGGTATCCCATGAGTTCGTTAAATCTCCTCTTGTATGTCTGTCTTCTTCCGCTCCATCGCTAAACGCTGAAAGGTACCATTTGTCCTTATCGTGGTCAGGCAAATTTCCATGGTAGTGTGCCAATTCAATGAAATTGTTTGTCGCACCTTTTAGTATCGCTACCCAGCCTCTTCCATTGAAACCTATTCTATCATCTCTATCGCTTCCGCTCGTCCTTCCTACATATATCCTATTTGAATCATTATCAGATTCAGTTCTTGTCGCAGGCGCTGTGAGAGCCTCTCTCAAAACGGTATTGAAACCATAACCATCATTGCTTCCACCCGCAACATAATCAGCGTCACTCTCTACGCCTTCTCCAATTTGCCAATTACAAGAGAAGATAACAAACCTATCATTCGTATTCCATATTGCGTCAATAGTTGTTATTTGAGTATTACTGTCTACGACTTCTACATAAGTGGCTTTGTTCTGAGTGCAATTCAAAACCACACACCCAGGTTTAATGATATCGCTAGTGAATCCACCAGTGGAATATTGCATGACATCAGAATTTGTCACAGTGTTTGTTATCGCTAAGGTTGTATATGTTCCATCGGTATTTGTCGTAGAATTTGGCAATGCAAATGGTTGCGCAACATACGTATAATCTTGGTACGCTTTAGTTTGAAAGATTTTATTGTCGCTTCCATAACCTGCGTTTCCAGTTTCTATTAATTCGGTTGACTTTGTCCAGTTGAAAGAAGGCAACACTCCTGCTGTGGACATTTTGTTCCCTGGAATTATCGTGTAATCTAAAGACGCAGACTTATCCATCGCAGTGAACGTAATTTCACGAGAATCACTATGGACTTGTGTAGGAGCATCGATAATATGACCGTCAAATATTACCTTACTCCCGGTAGTTTCTGTCACTCGGACAGTACTGCCAAGTTGCAATGCATTTGATATTGAATCATCATCAGAATATTTGTTTGCACCTTCTATATCATTCAATACGGTTGCAGTTAATTGTTTTGGTTCATTTAGTTCTCCATCAATGTCAATGGATTCTGGATATAAGGTTGCTGAGGCTCCTCTCCCTATTTCGAAAGATGTTGCCGAAACGGCTATGGACGTGTCGATGGTAAGCGTTGTTGTGTTCGAACCTGTGGTCGTGTTCGCAGAAATAAGGTAAGCAGTTCCGTCTAATTTGTCAGGAACGAAATACATTCCTTTAAATTCATGTTCTTCAGGATTTACATTAGTTCCATATTTATTCTTTATCGCTGTCAATGCTATGCTCGTTGATGCGGTTCCATTTGCAGTGACGGTTCCTACCACTCCACCCGCTATGCGATACGTGTCTGTACCCGCAGTTAACGAAGAGTGGTTCCCAGTGACAGTTAATGTATTTACTGTATTATCAGTTATTGCAGCCACAGTTGGATTAGATTCATTGGTGTCAACAACAACATAATATCCAATCCATTCATCTACAACCCAATTCGCATTGTCATCTGTTAGAACGGTTGACGGAGCCGAATAAGAACCTACGCCGGTCCATGTTCCTCTATCACCCCAATTCTGCAATGATTCTTGAAAATGTCCATTAGAAACTGCGACTTTGATTGTTGGTAATGCCATTAACTTGTTTCGTATCTATCGACATCGATGACTACGGAATATTCAGGTTCTGACATCTTCGCCTCTGAGTACGCACCTCCATCTAGACTTAAGATATATCCAAAGAAATATTTTGGAGTGGCATCGTAATATGTGGAATTAGATGCATGCTCTCTTATCCTAACTTGAGTTCCAGCATTCATCCACGTGTTAAGTTGTGTCCATTCACTCCTTGTCACGGCACCAATTGGAAGTGATAAAGTTATTTGCCTTATTTTTCCATAAGTCTGAATATCTTTTGTTCGTACATATCCGTTTATATCTCTATAATTCCAATCGTCTCTATGCAAGACTTCCATTAAAATCACAGGTTCCAAATCCATGGTTGGACTTCCATCAGTTTCTTCTATCGTTATTCTTCCTTCGTTTGCCATTACAATCTCGCTCCTTGGTTAATCGCGTTAGACATAGTTATGTTTGCAGGGTTAGTTATCATTGGAGAAACATTTCTTCTTGATGCGACCTTTAGCATTTCTCCACTCATATCGTCCCAGTTAACAACCTTTACGGGTTGAGGTTTTTTCTCAACTTTCTTCTTTTTATTGAACAAACCCATAATTCCGCTTGTCAAGAATCCTCCAACTCCACCACCTAATAAACCTCCTAAAGGTCCACCACCAAACATACCTGCGATCGAAGATGAGAATCCTTGAATCATTGGGTTAACCTGTTGCATGACAGCATTTTGCAAAATGTTCATTGCTCCACCACTTTGTCCACCACCAATCATTGTTCCTATTTGAGTCGCGAAAGAATTCCAATCAAAACCTTTTTCTCCGTCTTCTCCTCCATTTCCATCATCACCACCAGTTCCTGCTGTTCCTTCACCTGGGTCAGGCAAGACGGGTGTAGTCGTAGTTGAAACTGTTTCATTCAAGCCATCAAGCGATTCTGATAGATTGTCTAATCTTTCTTCTAAATCTTCGTTGATTGTTCTTAACGCATCTTCATGTCGTTTATCTTCATTTTCAAATCCATCTAAAATCATGCCACTCGCTTCTGCTTGACCTTCTTTGAAGGCTTTTGATAAATCTACATCTCCAGTTGCGATGTCAATTATGTTTTTAAATGGAATCTTCGAACCTTTAAGGTCTTCTTCTAAATCTAGAATTTGGTCAGAAATACTTTTTCCTTCTTTGT